CTCCAGCGTATTGTTGTAGTCGCTGCGCCCGTTCGAGCGCGGCGAATTACCCTTGATCCTGATCGGCCGGATCATCGGAGTCGCGGTGATTGCCGCCTCCTTTGCTTTGTCGATCATGTCCAAGGTAAAGGTGTCGCCTGCGACGAGAAGATCGTCGGAAGCTCTGTTGGACTGGCGGATGATGCGAGACGTCGATGGCGCCGTCACCGGGTTCAAGCCGGTATAGCGGACATCGGTTTGCACCGAATAGCCGCACACCTGATTGAAGAATGCGACGCTATAGCGCTTCGCGTACCAGTCGCCGAGTCGCCCCTTCGCCGTGTTTCGCAAGTCCCACGGCACACGGTTCTGGTCGATGGTGCGCCTCGATTTGACACCAGCGACAGCCATCAGCTCATTGATCACGAGCTGGTCGCTGTAGGTGGTGAGCGCCTCACCATTGCCTTCCGCCAGCTGGTTCTCGGAGAAACCAGCCTGTGCAAGCTGCATGACGATCGCATAGGTGATTGCGTCACCCGGTCCTTTCGACAGCGCATCCTGCATGTGGATGATGGAATTTTCGTCGTCGCCGATCAGCGGAGCGATAGCTGTGTACTTCAGCGACTCGTGGTCGAGAACGCGAGACCAGAGCTTGACGGCCATCGCGTCATTGACGGGATAGGACGTAGTACCCATGGGAGCACCCTTGCGGTCGCGCCCGGCGCGACTCAAACGCGCGCCGTGGCGCATGCTGCGATATGCATGCTGGGTGCAGAGCTTTTAAGCGCCTTCCTGCGAGGCGAGGAGGGTTTAGCGATAACCCCGAACGAGCGGGAAATTTAATCGCCGATCCCGAAGGCGTGTGGCATTTCTACATCAGCCGAATGGAACATGCAAGATGACCCCCTACCGGGTCTCGAACCCAGCTCCCTCGGTGTGAACCCGAGTGCATCGCCCGCGCTCTGCTTTAGGGAGGAAGCGCTGGTCATCTTGGCAAATGTATCCCTGGACCGAAGCCCAGCAGACACCCGAGCAGTGCGAAGATCACGTAAACGATCATGATTGCCACAATCGCCCAGAGCAAGATCGAGATGATCTGCCCGATGATCGCGTAGCCGGTGAGACCGTCGACGAACGGGATGAGAAGCTTGATCACCGCCACCACCGCAATGACCACGATCAACCAGATCAACAGCTGCTCGACGAACCCTAGACTTAGACAGGCCATGGTTATCCTCCTCTGCCAGGGAACTCCCTCCCCATGATCGCTTCCAGCCTGTTCTTCGGAAGGTTGTCGATATAGGCGCCAAATTCGTCATCATCCATCCGGAGAAGCATCTCGGCCGACAGGGGCTCCGCCGGAGGCACGCCGCCACCATCCGACAGGGATCGGGATGCTCGGGCTCCATCCATCTCCGCCTGCAGTTGTGCGACAGCGCTAGGAGTCGCATGTGGTAATCGTGCTGCCGGCGGAGCTGCCGCCGCCGTACGTCGCGCAGGCGCCGGAGACCGTGCTGCCGCGACTGGCGCCGCCTGCGGGGGCCGCCAGCCTCGTGCTTTCGCATGCATCATGATCATCTTGGAAGGGCTCCGCCCTCTTCCAAGAGCATCTGCGACCAGCCCCTTCTCCTCGTCGTTGAAATCGGCGATCAGCTGGTTGATCTCTTTCTGTGTGAATTGCTCATTCGGATCGCTCGGGTCTTTTTCGAACAGGTTCAAGCTGATCTCGATCAGCCGGCGGTTCTTCAAGAACTGGTAGGCCCCGTTCTCGCCGAAGAAGTGCTGCCCTGCCTCGGTCCGTGAGTAATTCTCGGCATCGCGCGTGAAGTCGCGCACCATGGCCTGATCCGCCAGTGTCTGATTAGTCTCCTGCTGCTGCGCCATCGAGGCCTGCGCCATGAAATACTGCCGGCGCTGCAGCTGCTCGATCGCCCCGGCGAAGTCGACGTTGGGGTCGATCGTGTCTTCCAGCATCGGGTTCTGCTGTATCTCCTGCTGCCGCTGATACTCCTGCTCCTGCGGCGACAGCTCCCTGGGAGGTGGTGGTGCCGTCAGGGCGTCATTCAGGATCGCTAGGCGCTCGGTCAGCTTTGCGTGGTCGATGCGTCCCTGCTCGGCCTGGGTACGCAATGCCTCCAGTGCGGCGCGCTCCTTGTTGAGCAAGCGCTGATGCTTGTTGTAGCTGATGCTGCGCTGTTCTCTGCCGGTGCGGGGATCGCGAGTGATCTGGTCGGGCTCGTCATCCTCCTCTGGTGGGGCCGGAGGCTGTTTCTTGGCGCCAGGAGGCGGCACAGCCTCCAGAGGCGTGTCCCCAGGCTGTGGAGTTGTCTCTGTCGGTTCACCCGCATCCTCGGCTTCCTCTGGCTCGCCTGGAGGCCTCTTATCAGCCTCCACCATGGCGTCCCACTCGGCGCGCTCCTCGGGCGTGAAGCCCATCTCGTCCTGCTCTTGCGGGGTCGCGAGGTCGTCCTGCTGCTCAACGTCCCCAATCGTCTCTGGCTTCAGTGCTGGGGTTCCAGCCATCTCCATCTCCCACGGTCTTTTGGTCTTTGATGAATTTTGCGATCCTGACCCATGTCATGGCATCAAGCGGCCCATGAGCTGAAACCGCGCCACGCGTGACCTTTACCTTGCCGAGCGGCCACTGCTCATCCTCGAATGGCCCCATCAGCTCCATCTGGAAACCGTTGAAATGCGCGATCACGAGGTCTTTGACTTTCCCTTGATCCCGGTTACCTTTCACCGCCGGCACCGGGATTGCTTTGTCGACGCGAACATCATCCCAGTCGATGACGCCGAGGAGATGCGCGTGGAAATATTCTTGAGCCTGCCTGAGCAGAGCTAGTCGAGCCGAGATCATTTTTTCGGAGCCTTAGCCTTAATCTCCCCATCACGCGCCTGTTGGTCCGCCCCTGTCACCGCCGAATATCTGTCAATTTCAGAGGTGCGCCTATTATGCTCATCCTCTTGCCGCAATTTCTGGGCTTGAAGCTGCCCCTCCTGTCGGAGCTTATTGCCCTCGTGCTGCAGTTTTTGACCCTGCATATCGCGGTCCTGCGCCAACTCCCTCGACCGCAGCTGACCCTCCTGCTGTATCTCGCCCTGGCGCAGATTTTGTTCACCCGTCTGCTTATGAGCCTGTAGTCCCTGGTCGCCGACGTTCTTGTGCGCGGCGATCATCTGATCAGTACCGGTCGCCTCGCCTTGCTGGTAGCGGTCGGCATCGGCGTTCTGCTGATCCATGGTCTGCTGGCGCGCGGTTAAATGCGCCTGGATGCGATCTGTCAACGCCTTATGCTGGTCGATCATCAGCTGATGGGTGTCGATCGCGGCGCCATGCCTGGATACGGCTCGATCGGTGGCGTCGGTGAGCATGTCGCTGTGGTGCTGCGCGGTGTCGATCTGACCCTGACGCATGGTATTGTGCGTCTCGACCAGCGCCTGGGCCGCCTTCGCTTTGTTCAGCTCCGCCTTTGCCGCCTCGGACATCGCGGTGATGTGGTGGCTGAAGCCCTCCATGTCGTTCTTGGCCAGCAGGTTCTGCGCCATCGCGAGATCGTAGGTCGCGGTGCTGGTCGTCGCACCAGCCTTGGCGTTCTGCATCTCGGCCGTGCTCTGGTCCTTGTTGATCTCCGCGGTCAGCTTGGCTATCGCCAATTGCTTCATGGTCTCTTGGAATTGCTGCTGCTGTGGATCGCCCATCTGCGCCTTCGCGATCACCTTCTTGAGCTGATCGACGAACGGCGCCGGCAATGGCGAGTATTCGAGCACTGCGATCAGCAGCTCCGGGTTCGCCATGATCTGGTCCTTGAATGCGACCAGCACCGGCTGCATCACCTGCCAATTGGCTTCCTTTTGGTTCGGGCTCGTCGGCGCATCGTCGACCACCACGTCATAGGTACCTGTGGTCCGATCCTTCGTCACCGGCACCACCTCGGCATAGTCGATGCCGGCCACACGCACCATGGTCCCCTCGGGCACGCGCGTCTGGATGAAGAACAGCCGCTTGCGGCCGACGATCTTGAGGAAGCCGCGCAGGCTGTCGAACATGGTGGCGAGCACCGTCATGCCGGCTTGCTTGCGCATGTGCTCGACGATGCCCGGCTGGTCCTTGTCGGCCTGCCCGAGCAGTTCGAGGTTGATGCCGGTCACCGCGGTGATGGACTGTACGGCGTAGGTCAAAAGCTCGACATAGGCATGAGCATCGCCTGTACCGGGCTTCGGCATGATCTTTGGCTTGTTGCCTGACAGCGATCCTGGCGCGAGCCACGTGATCGCCTCTGGCATCGCGTAGGTGTCTTCGGCCTGCCTTTGATCATCGAATGCGTCAGCCTCGGCAAGGATGCCGCCCTTTGCCGTCGCGTTGAGAATTTGCATGATCTGCGACATGAACTTGTTCGCCCAGAGCTGTGGATCACGCATCACGCGAACGAGGCCATACCACTGTCGCTTCTTCTTATCGAAGGCGCCGGTGATCACGCTCCAGCTGAATTGATTGCCGCACGGTGCTGGCTGCACCTCTTCCAGCAAGCCCTCTGCCCCCAGGAACGCTTGATAATACTTCCACCTGAACGCCTTGCGGGAATGCAGTACGACATTGGCGCCGAGCTTCTTCCCCATTTGCTTCAACCGCCCCTGCACCTTGGCATATTCTTCCTCGGTAAAGTCTTTAACGGAGTTGGACGCGACATCCGCGACCCGCCAATAGGCTTCTTTTTCCCGCCATTGGATGACCACCACGGTGACTTCGTTGCGGTCGTCGTAGTCTTCCCAGAGCGATGTGTTTTCGTCACGGATGCGCTTCTCCTCTATCGATTTAAGTGTCGCCTCATCGAGGTAGTTCTGGTTCGCCCACTGCGCATCGATCTCGCGCTTGGTCTTGCCTGGAAACATCTGCAATGCATCGCCGACCGGCATTCTGCGCAGTCGTCCCTTGCGCCGGCTGTCGCGCAGGTTCTTCTTGCGGGCGGTCCGGTCCCACACGAATTCGCGGCTGTCGATCTCTTCCTCGATGTAGCTGCCCTCAGGCTCGTTCTCGTACGAATAGCGCGACTCGCAGACGCCAATCCCGGTCCCCAGCGCGCCCTGGAATGCCTCGGACTGCTCATCCTCGGCGTCACAGCCATCGCCCATCCATTTCGAGACCGCGGTCAATAGCTCGTTCTTGGCGCTGTCGGCATTGTTGCGAGGAATGAAACTGATCTCGTGCCGGCCGTTGATCTCCATGCCGGCGATCGCCTTGAGGATGGTCTCGATGCGATTGAAGACGATGTGCGGGCGCCCCTGCTCATCAAGCAGCTGCTTGTCCTCGTCGGAGAGCTGATCACCAGATATGAAGCCGAGGTCGTCGGTTGCCTGTTTGCGCCACTGCAGGGAGTATTCGAGATCGGAGAGGACGTTAGCTTTGAGAATGCGGAATTGCGACTTGGGCGTTTTCTTTGAGAGCGGGATCATCGCCCTCTTGTCGCTCTCATCCTGTCCCGACATCCCGTCGCTATCTGCGCTGGGTGTGATGTCTTCGTAGTCGACATCATTCAGAACTGCCGCGTTCCGAGCCATGGCCG